CAAAAAGGTGGAATAATAATAAGAATAATATCTAAAACAAGAAATTTACAAAGACTCGAATCCGAATCTAACGGTGATAAAAATATTATGAGTATCTTACAAGAACACCCTTCAGAATGCGATTTAGATAATGTACCAGACGATTCATTCGATATAGTTATACAAAATGAAATAGGTCAAAATTTAGACAAATACAAAGACGTAATCTATTCTAAATTACAACAGTAAGTTTTTATATATTATACATTGTATTTAAAAATATATTATATATTCTTATAATTCTTCTTAATTCTTATATTGTGTTTGTTTTTGACAATATTAATATTAATAGATTTTAATGGATGATATTAAAAATTTAATAGGGACAACAATAAATAAATATACTATAACAAGATATATTAATTCAGGATCTTTTGGAAATGTATTTGAAGCTGTTCATAAAATATCAGGGGATAAAGTCGCTTTAAAAATACCAATAAAGACAAGTGAAAGAGATGGTTTACCATCGATATTATCAGAAGCAAGAATATATAAACAAATAGCTAACCCTGAACGTGGTATTGCAAATATGAAAATAATAAAACATAAAGAGCAAAAGATTATAGTTATGGATTTATTAGGATCTAGTTTAGAATCTTTATTACATACGCATAAGAAATTTGGTATGAAAACGATTATTTTACTAGCAATGTCAATGATAGATATTATGAAACATATTCATAGTTATGGGTATATACATAGAGATATTAAACCTGATAATTTTGCAATAGGATACGAATCCTCTTCTAAATTATATTGTATTGATTTTGGATTATCTAAAAAATTTTTAAAGAAAAATGGTAACCATATAGACTTTTCTGATAAAAAACGTTTTTGCGGAACTGCTAGATATGCTAGTATAGCCGCACATACAAATAAAGAACAATCTCGTAAAGACGATTTAGAATCAATTGCTTATATATTAATTTACATGTATAAAGGAAAGTTACCCTGGCAAGGAATAAAACATAAGGAAAAAAAGGAAAGATATAGATTAATAGGTGAAAAAAAACAAGAGGTAACCGTTGAAGAATTATGCGAAGGAATGTCAAAAGAATTCGTCGTATTTTTAAAGTACGTTAGAAACCTTGATTTTGATGAAAAACCTCACTATTCTGCTTTGAAAAAGATGTTTTTAAAATTATATAAATCTAGGAATTACAAAAATGATAAATTAGAATGGGAAAAGTAAATTAAATAATTAAATGTTGTTTTTAAACTAAACACGTTTATAGTTTAAAAATTATACAGGTGTATACAATATACGACCCTGAAAAATGATAGAAGAAATTAAAACGGATAATAATTGTATTGTTAAAGCATTGAAAATAACCCTATAGCAATATTACACGAGGATATCAATAATAAAAAAGTTTATTATTTTAAAGCAGCTGATATAGGAAAAGCTCTTAATTTATCAAACATAGCAGTATCTATTCAAAATTACGATGAAGATGAGAAGGTACTAAGGAAAGCTTATGACCTACGAGGATGTGAACAAAATACTGCTTTTCTAACAAGTCAAGGTGTTTATCGTTTACTTTACAACTCCAAAAAAGAAGTAGAAAAGAAATTTCGTAAATGGGCTGGAAATATTCTTGATGATATTATATTTAATGAATCAGCAGAATTAAAAAAACAACTTAAAGAAAAAGAAGAACAATTACAATTAAAGGAAAATGATTTGCAATCTCAAAAATTATTAGTAAAAAAAAAGGATAAAGAATTAAAACAAATGGCGAAAAAGATTTCATTAGATTGGTTATCGGATAATGTACAAGGCGTATCGAAGATTGGTATTACAGAGGAAATTTTAAAAAGAATAGATGGGCATTTATAAAAACTTTATAGATCAGTATTTAGTCGTAACAGAAAGTGAAGATACAGTTTCTTTATCACAAATCCTAATAGTTTTTAATAAATATCTTAATGATAACAATATTGATGACAAACTAATAAAACAGAATAAATATTTTAAAACTTCATTTAGAGAAGAACTTTTAAAAACAATAGAACAGTTCATGGGATTACAAGCAATAAAACGACCAAATAGCAATAAAAGGAATGGATATTCATTTTTTATAGGTATTAATATTAAATTAAACTCCCAAAAGGAGTTTACGTCTGGAGATTAATATTTTTGACAGTTTTTATTGGTAATTCGTAAAATTTATTTACACTTGATGAGAACCAAAAATGAAAACATTACCAATGAATAAAGTTGGTTGCATATTGTTGTGAGCACCACCACCACCAGTAGGGTCGATTGTTAATGCTACAGGAGCTGCATATAAATTGGGCTCTATAGGAGATGCGTCTACAGTAACAGCTGTATTAGTCCCATCTGCCTTAATTAAACCAAGAGTTCCACCAACAGCATTAGAATCATGTGTATGTGATGGCATTTCTGCAGAAGTTAAAGTATGTGTTTCAGCTCCAACCTTTTGACCTTGACTTCTAGCTGAAAGACCTGTACCTGTACCTACACCACCTAGTACACGTCCTTGTGCATCAGGCAAGTTAAATGTTGTTGTACCGTTTCCAGCTCCAAAAGTAATACCAATTGTAAGAAATAAATCTCCATAAGTAGCACGAGAAACCGCTCTACCATCACATTTTAACCACCCTACGTGATCATCTGAACGCACTGAATGTTTAATATCACCTATTTCAGGTGAATGTATAGTAACCCAATCATCTGCAGCACTCTTATATATTTTTACACTTCCAAAAATCTTACGTATATCTTTTGCGTGTTCTTGTTTTGACATTATATTATATAATATTATATAATATTATATAATATTTTTTATATACGAAAAACAACTTATATAAAATTAAAACTCATTTGGAGTTTAACCCCCCCTTTTTTACTTTTTATGTTCATTATATAAATTTTCTAATACATTTTGTAAATTATTCATATACTCTGTTTTATTACAAACTAGACCATTTGTAAATTTTGATTTTACACGGTTTCTTAAATCTCGCCAATAATCAACATCATCTGATTTTTCAACTAATTGTTTTATTTTATCATAAATTTCTGCTTGATCATATACAATGTATTCGTCCAAATTACTATTTTTAAGAATACTACAAGAAACATTTTGAGGATGGAAATAATATTTTGAATCATAAAATGAAAAAACTGGTACTCCCATATATAAAGCTTCACATGTCGTCGTTGTACCAGAATAAGGAAATGTATCTATAGCTATATCAATATTAGTATACGTTAAAACGTGATCTTCGTGAGATATAGTACAATCTATCACAACTATTCTATTTCTAACTCGTTTGTCAAATTTCCCAATAAAATCAGAAGATACTCGTTTGTTTATTAACGCTTTTGTTTTAAAAAATACACGTGTTTTATCGTTTTGTAAAAGTACAGTATTAAGTAATTTGACAAGATCATCTGTAATTTTGTTTAAACGATTAAAACAACCAATGTTAATAAAAGAGTCTCTTTTTCTTGCAGGTACATTATTTTTCGGTAAAATACATTCTCCAGTATTCTTGATAACAGTTGGATCATAACACAAAAAGCAATTTTTTAAAGCTACCAATTTTTCAGTATAAAACTCTTGTGAAACACTAAAATCACCATCACATACATTGTCTGTAATCCTATAACCCATCTCATTTAACCCAGTTGTAAATGGATAACCAATGTACGTAATTTGAATAGGACTTGGTTTTAAAGAAAATACATCTAAACGATTAAACGCAGTATGACCAGCCAAATCAAACAAAATATGAATTTTGTCATCGTATATCATATCAGCAGCCTGTTGTGAAGATAAATTTTTAATGGTCTTAAAATGTAGTTTTTTATTATACACACTTGTATTAATAATACATTCAGAATAACACGTCAAATTAAACCGATCACTATCAAAATTTCTTAAAAATGTACTAATAAAAAAGCTAACCGGATGATCTACAAAATCACCAGAAATAATACCTACATTAATTTTCCCATCAATCTTTACAAGATGTTTATTGGTAAAATCATAACCAATATCATTTTTTTTGTATAATTTATTTACCAATTTATGTTGATTTGTTATATACATTTTATCATCCAATTGATCAAACAAATAAGTCAAGTTCATAATTTTGTTTTGAAAAGGTAAATTAAACTTGGGACATATTTTTAAAGATTTATTATAATTGTCAACTGATTTATGATTGTCACCATTATACGAATGCATATGACCCAAATTTAAATGCAATTCAGATAACAAAAATGTTTTATCAGTAGATATTATCGCCCTTTGATGATTTTTAATTGCACGATTATATGCTATTTCTGCTAAATCAGTACGCCTCATTTCTGTATATACAACACCCAATTGATTTTGAATATCTGGATCTAACCGATCCACTCGTTCAGCTTGTAATAAATAATGTAATGCTTCTGGCCATTGTTTTAAAGAACGATATATACAAGAAATCCCATTATAGTTATTTACAATCAAAGATTTATTTTCCATTTCCACTTGTTCATTTTCTGGACGCGCATTCTCTAATAATCCTAAACTAATCTTATAATGAATAATACTCAATTCCACACGATTAAACCTTTGATAAATATAACCTAAATTATAATGAATAGTTGGGTTATTTGGCACAAATAATAAAGCCTCTTGAAGATAATTTAAAGATTTACT